TGAAGTTGGTGCCTTTGGTGGCAAGCTTGGTGCCACGAATGCGCATGGTCTGGGTGTTGGCCACGTTGTTCGGGTAGCCGTTGGTGTTCGGCACCGGCACTTTCGTCGGAGTCTTTTTCATCGAGCGGTACCTTACGGGATGGGTGTTAGGATGATGTATTCGTTGTTGAGCGACAAAGGTTGTCCAGATAGCAGCAGCAAATCCGGAACCACTGGCGACCCGGAAGACGTCACAGTGACAAAACCTACAGCGCCTCTACCTTCCAGTGAGTTCTCTACCAAGGTTACACCCAACGCGTTTTGTTGGCTATAGTCCCCGGTAAGCAGGCCTACAGGCCCCCAACCCCACTGGATGTCGCGGCTACCGCCAGAGGGCATGCCGTTGATGTTCAAGCCGCTCTGCAGGTACGAGTTGTCGGGTCTTGGGTTTCGCAGCGCCTGCGGGTCGTTGACCGGGTAGAGCCCAAGCTGCAACTGCGGCTGGTCAGGGTCCCAGCACGTGGGGCAGCACAGGATGTTAGTCAGCTTCGTCTTGATGACGAGGGGCTTCAGCTTGCGCAGCGGGTAGCGTTGACCGCAACGGTCACACTCCGAGATAGCCTTTTTGCCGGAAGCGAACTTACTGGGCATGGTAGGCCTAGTAGCTCACACGGGGGGCTAGCCGAAGCGAAGCCTTCTCCCGGTCTTCGTCCGCTGCGTGCTGCCACTGCTCTTCGTACACAGCCTTGAGCATGTCCACGCGGGGCAGGGCTTCAGGGATTTTCATGGCCATGTAGTAGGCCAGCCCAGCCACCATGCAGGGCAGGAAGCGGAAAGGGATGTCCTGCGTGTTGTCGCCGTTACCCGCGTCTTGGATGCGACGAAGCCGCCAGTACACAAAAGTGTAGTAGTTGCTTTGCTCCGGCGTAGGCCAGACGTTGATGGTTGGGTAGACCACGCCCGCAGGGCCAGTGGCCCCGGACTGGCGGTTAATCCACACCTGAATGGGTCGCCCTTGGGCGTTCTTGTTGGGGATGCTCGAATAGGTATCGACGCTGATGCGGCTGATGTTGATGTCAGTCTGGTTAGCGCCAGTGCTGGTACGAACCACGTGGTCCAGCAGGTCGATGGTATCCACCGGAAGGTTATACGAGATCGTGCCCTGCGTCAGCGGGATAGACCCCTGCTCCACGGTCCAAAGGTTGATGCCTCGGTTAGCCCATTCGATGGACAGCAGGTTCAGGCTGCGCCGAGCCGTACGCAGGTCATAGCCCGAGCGCACTTCTGCGCCACAGCGCTCGTAGGCCTCTTCCACGAGGTCTAGCACAGACAGGTTGAAGGTTGTGGTGCCGGAAGTGGTCATCTGAACTGTGCCGTTTTCTTGGCGATGCCTTTAGGCTGTTTGACAAACTGCTTGCCCGCCTTGGTGCCTTCGCGTTTGGCCTTGGTTGTAGCGGCATATTCAGAAGACGATAGCGCCTCCCGTGCTTTCTTGGGCAGGTACCGCTCACCCGTTGCGTCCTTACCCTGTGTGGAAGGCTTGCCGGACTTGGTCCCCCAGTCTTCGGAGGTCCATTTGGACAGAGATTTCTGCGCTTCGGTTTTAGGTCCGCTGTAGCCGCCACCCGACTTCTTGTAGCGTTGAGTGGCTAGCTGTGCCTTGCGGGCAGACCACTGGCCCGGGTCACCACCCTTGCCGCCAGCTTTTACACTGGCGACAATACGCTTCCATTTGGGTTCGTCAGAGCGCGCCACATCACTTGCCCTTCTTGAAGCCCTTCAGCATCTCGGCGAAGCGGGCGCGCTGCCCCATCTTGCCCGGAGCCTTGGTAGCAGCAGCCAGCTTCTTGGCGGGGATAGTCTCGCCCTTCTTGACGCCCATGGACTTACGCAGGGCACCGGGCTTCTTGATGGCGTCCTTGATGAAGTTGTTCTTTTTCATGGCTCAGTAGCTCTTCCCTTTGGTTTTGCCACGCATGGCGCAACCGTCGCTCTTGACTGCCCCACCAGACTTCAGCCCCTTCATGGACTGCTGGCGGTCATGTTTCTTGTCCATGGAAGACGCCTCCCACTGCTTGTGGCTCATGCCGCGCTTCTTGGCGAGCTTCATGTCCTGCGCCTTGTCCTTGGCAGAACCTTCCCACTCTTTGTTAGACATCTTCATGTCCTAGCACTCCCGCCCGCGAGTTTTGCCGCGCGTAGCCATGCCGTCGCCACGCACGCTTCCGCCAGCCTTGTAGTTGGTCTTTGGTTTGCGCGCAGGCTTCTTCTTGGGGGCCATGCGGTCACCAGCCTTGCTGGCGAAGAATGGCATGTCACCACCCTTCATCACGCCGCCCACCTTACCACCGCGCTTCATGCCGGGTCCTTTGGCTGCTACCACGACTTCTTCCTCGCCATCGCCCTTGCGGCCCAAGCGGCTCAGCAGGGCAGGCACACCGCCCAGCAAACCGCTAGTCAGGCCTTCACCAGTGACCAGACCAGCCAGCGGGGAGATGTCGCCCATCTTAAACCCGCGAGACTTCTTAGCTTCGTTTTCCATTAGCAGTTCTTCCCTTTGGTTTTGCCACGGATAACACATCCGTCGCCAACAAGCCCACCAGCCGCGAACTTGCCGCGTGGTTTGCTAGGCGGCGTCCCCTCGTCGTGACCGTGATAGTATGGCTTAACGTAGTTGGGTCCGCCCTTTTGGGCTTTTGGCTTAGCGACAAACCCGCCCTTGTTAAAACGCGGGGCTCGCGGTCTCTCGCGGAGGATCTCACTTACCCTAGACTCTCCGTAGCGCCTGTCGGGCCTGACAAAAGCCGGGCCAGCTTCGCGCATAAACGTGGGGCTGCGGGACAGCAGGGAGTCTACCCGATGCATGCCGCGCCGGTCTTCAATGTTACCGCCCCTGCGGCCCTTCTCCCATTTCATGTCAGTCTCCTAACGCCAGCGTTCCCGACAAGTAGTTCGCGGCTAACTCTAACAGACTTGGGTCGTCCCGGAAATGCCCTAACCCACGATTACAGTGGTGGCAAAGCATGCCCCTGACAGCCCCTGTTTTGTGGTCGTGGTCTACAACAAGTGGTTCGACCGCGTCGCAAATAGCGCACTCTTTGCTGGTCATCTTCAAGTGCTTGAGCGCTTCGTTGCTGATGACGCCCCTATGCTTCCCACGGCAGGTCTCGCTGCGGTACCTAGAACGACAAGTGCGGCACCAGCTGTCGAGCCCGGATTTTGTCTTGCTGTGTGGCGGGAAGTGCTTCGTGTCCGCGACCTTGACTATTTTGCACCGTGTACAAAGTTTGGTCGCGGGAAGCATGTCAACAGTCCTTAGCGACGTATTCGGGTTCATCGGGACGCCCGCCCCAGTACACCTCACATTCCCCGCAAGCGCACTTACCTCGTAGGTACATAATCGCTAACTCAAGGAGTTCGGGGTCGTCGCGAAAGTGCCCTAGTCCAAAGTTGCATCTTGCGCAAAGCGCTCCGCGTACACGCCCTGTGCGGTGGTCGTGGTCTACGACTAGGTTTTCAGTGGCCTCGCATATTACACAGGTGCCCTCCTGCCGTGCTTCTACAACGCGGTGTTGCTGGTCTGGCCTCACGCCGGGCGGCACGCGGTAGTCCTTCCGATATTCGTTACGGCACGCGCGGCACCAGCTATCAAACCCGGAGCGTTTCTTGTTGTGCAGCGGGAAACACTCGGCTGTCAGTGGCTTAGCCTCCTTACAGCGTGTGCAAGTGGCCTCTAACAGTCCCACTTACGCCTCGCTTTGTTGAGGCGGCTGTTAGGGTCTTTTGCTGCTTCAGGAAACATTTTGCCCTGCCCTGCAGATCGGGCGCAAAAGCTCTTGCGGCGCGCAGCGGCTTTAGGCGATTTCTTCGCCTGTTCAGAAGACACGGGCGGCTTAAGTCCCGGCTTCCCCGGGTTGGCACGGTTGTAGGACGCACGGCCTTTGGCGTTGAGGCCACCGGCCTCCGCCTTACCTTCCTTGCGGGTCCACGCTGGGGTCTTGGCCATTGCCTTTCACTCCGCTGCCATGGCTGGCTGCACCATCATCGGGTACAGAACGTCGTTGCCGAAGTCGCCCATATACTCTTGGACGCCCATGTGACCGAGCTTGATGGTCGGGTCGACCCACACTTCGTAGCCGTACTCGCGGGCGCGGTCGCAGAACAGGAAGTCCTCGCCCATGTAGCCCTCTGCCGTGACCTTGAAATCAAAGACGGCGGACAACGTAGCGTCAGTACGTGGGTCGTAGTAGTTCCACTCGGGGTGGGCTTCGACCAGCGTCTCGAACACGTCACGGCGCACCAGCATGAAGGCCGTAGCCACGCGCTTGGCGCGGACGAGACCCATGGCATCCATGGTCAGGGCGTTGTTCTCGTCGTGGTCCAGAGCCATGATGTAGGTGGCCTTGGTTTCACGAACGCGCGGGACGCCAGCCACGATGCCCTTCTTGGGGTCAGACCCCCAAGCCATGAGGCGGTAGATGTCCTCGGGCACGAAGTTGATGTCGGAGTCGATGAACAGCAGGTCGGTGCAGTCGGTCTCAAGGAAGTCCTTCACCAGCAGATTGCGCGCACGCGACACCACGGAGCACCCGCAGATGCTGCCGATCTGGATGTTGATGCCATGTTGCGGTGCGGACTGCGCGAAGCGGGCCAGCGAGATAGCCAGCTTCAGGGAGACTTTGAAGTCGTAGGCGGGCAGCGCGATGAAGATGTTGCGGCCAGCAAGGTTGTATGCGTTCTCGGTCATGTTCCCCTCTACACCAGCGCGCCAACGCGGAAGCGGTATTTTTGGTTTCCGACGTAGGTGCCTTCATACACCTGTTTCGTACCGGAAACCCAGTTGACATACATCTTGCGGTTCCCCTCCGCCCGGTCCTGCGCAAACATTTGCGATGTGGAGCACAGGGAATAGTTGCCCGGGGGGTTAAACGGATAGCTACCCAGTAGAAGCATCTCAATGATGATGTCGGTGTCGATGACGCCATGCCGTGCTTGCATACGTTCTTGGCCCGGCCAAGTCGAGTTGGGCAGCGCAGAAGGCTGCTGCACATCGTCCTCATAGCCGATGACGATTTCCGTTTGCGTCGGCACCTTTATGCGGTTAATCGTGGTCGTCGGAAGCATCGCGGAATAGCTGTCCACAACGCCAATCTGCGCGCCCACTGCGCCACTCATGACTGCTCGGGTAACCCCGCCAGTCTGCAAGTTTTCGCCGTTCTGGAACGTGCCAGTAACAGTTTTGACGTACCACTCTCCAGCCGCGTTAGACCCTGCGTAGCTGCCAGTCGTCGGAGTAGGGGCCACCACCAACACGGCAGTCGCGCCGGATGTAGCGCCAGTGATCGTAGTGCCTTCTGCTACGTTCAGGTTACCTGAAGTGTAGGCCATCGTCCGCCCGACCTTGTGGGTGTGCAATACCGTGACACCGTTGACGTCCAGCGTCTGCACGATGGTCACCTGCCCTATGCGGGTAGGGGTCAGCACAGGGGGGCGGTAAATATCGTAAACCGTCGTCCACACAAACGAGGAGCCGCGACTACGCGTGCCTGCTACCGACGCTTTGAGGTCGGAACCGCCGTCCATCGTCAGAGACGACGACACCATCTGCATAAGGCCGTGGCCAAGGCCATACAGTTCGTACGTCGAAGTTGCGTCAGCGTACAGACCCGTTTTAATGGCAAACTCTGCCGTCGAAGGCTGGTCACCCACAAATGCGCCGCCGCCGCCTTCGTCAGAGTAGAGCCAGCTGTAGAGGTAGTCCTTACCGCCGATGTTGGCTTTATGGGAGTTCACAGCTGGAGCGTAAGCGTTCTGGAGCGACCCCTGCGACATCGCGCGACCCATGTCGTACATGACACAGTAGTGGGTGTCTTGGTTCATCCGCTTGCCAGTGACCAGCGAGGTGTCGTCGTACTGGATGGCCATAAGCTCAACCAGCCACGTCCTGTCCGTTAGTTTTTGCGCAAACACAGGCTCGTCTACAGTAGGCCCTTGCAGGGCTAGTGCTGCGTCTTGCTCGGTTGCTGTCGTCAAAGCCGTAGACGGGTATTCGACGATGTTGAGGCGACCAGAAGCGTTGCGTATGACCTCTACCCACTGTTGGCTCGCCCACAACCCTGCAGCTGACAGCGCGGTAGTGTCTGTCTTGTCGTAGATGGCGGTAGCCGACAGCACATCCGCCGTGTTCCCAAAGTTGCGGATAGTCAGCGAGGCCGACCCAAAGGGCTTGTCCCCCTGCGCTTGGAACGCAAAACGCACGTTTGCCAGAGTAGACGGGAGTTTTGTGTCCGGGAATGGAAGTTTGGCAACTACAGAAGCGCCCGTGCCCGACACCCACTCAAGCTGGACGTACGTGCCCTGTGCCGGGAATGCGGGGTATACGAGGACGTACTTGCCCCGTGCGACGGACGGTTGGACCGCAAAGGGCGAGTTTAGTTGGATGGCACCGGCTGGAAGGCTGTTGCCGTTGGGCATTACGATTTCGGTGGCGGCACCAGAAAACACCCCCGCGATGGTTGCGGTCACAACGGTTCCGCTCTGGCCTTCGGCGTTGGTCGCGCCCGCCAAACCCGTGAAAATCTGGCCCACGCCTGCCGACGCGACAGAATAACCCGTCTGCGGGGTCATCGGATAAGACCGGGCCGTGGGGGCCGACACCGTGCAAAATACGAGCGGTGCTGGGGCCGGTATCCCCAATGCGGCCTGCACGGCGGCTAGTTCTGCAGGGATAGAGCCGTTTATCTCGTAGGACATAGCTGTGTTCTAGCCGACCCACTCAAGCAACACACACCCGGACAGGCCAGCACCGCCCGCTGCGTTCACACCTCCGCCGCCTCCGCCGCCGCCATATTGTCCTGCGGCTGCCGCCGTGCCTGCAACGTTTGCAGCGCCCCCGACACCACCGTTGCCCATAATGGAGCATCCGCCGCCGCCGCCACTAACACCGGACTGGCCACCAATAACGCCACTTGGCGAGAAAAACGAGCGCGCCGAGCCGCCCGTGGTCCCCCCCGAACCCGCGCCAGAACCGCCGCCTGTGCCAGTTAGGTGGAACCCTACAGCCCCCGGGACACCGCCAGCGGCGGCGGTGCTACCCGTACCCGTCCCGCCGAGGCCCAGCGCGGTTAGGGGGAACCCGCTTGCACCAGACGACCCGCCGTTGCCTCCTGTGGCTGCGCCGCCAGCAGTACCTGCGCCGCCGGGGAAGGCTACTGGAACAGGAACAAGAGCGCCCGTGATACTCGACACGTTTGCGTTTGACCCGCCGGGAGAGCCAACTGCGCCGCCTGCTGAGCCGGGGCCGACCGTAATAGTCAGCGTGGAGCCGGGTGTGACGGACACAGGGAAACGATATACCGCGCTCCCGCCACCTCCACCGCCGCCAGCAGCGCCCGTAGCATGGCCACCTCCGCCGCCCGCACCGCCGCCAACCAGCGTCGCAATAACTTGCGAAACCCCGGCGGGGACAACAAACGAACCGGAAGCCGTGAACAGTTGCGACTTGGCTTTGGCGGGAATAGCGGAAGAAACAGGGAAGCTCATGTTAAGCCCTCATGACCCGGACAGTGTCTGACGCGGTGCCAATGATGTAAAGGACGTTGGCGTTCGTCACGGCGGCGGAGAAGCTCTGCCCCGGCTCAAGCGGGTAGCCGTTAGCGGTGGTGACGTCAGACCCACCGACGTAGGTGGTGCCAACGTTGTTGGCCGAAGCGACCAAAACAACCCCGGTGACGGTTGTCTGCGAAGCCAGCGCCGCAGCGCTGGCCGTTACAGTTTGTGCAACACTGGAGACCGACGAAGCCAGCGCCCCGCCAGCGGAGTAAGCCGCGCCGTCCGGAGTGACCAAGGCCACAAGCTGCGCGTACGCGTTGGTGCCGTCGCTGGAGACCTGCGACTTGCTGGTGGTGGGTACGGAGATACCGGCGGTTTGGATGTCGCCGTAAATGCGTTGGACAGCGATGGGCATGGTTATAGTCCCCTGTTACGCGGAGGCCGGGAACTGGGCACCGTTGTCTGCGCGCTGCACGTACTCGATGGTGAGGATGAAGCGGCCAGCACCGAGGGTGCCCGTGCCGACCACGTCGCGGATGTAGACGGTGGTGTCTGCGCTGGTAGACGTCTGCCAAGCCAGTTGGGTAGCGGCGGTAGCCGTGCCACGGAAGCGACCACCAGCCGTGGTGGCAACAGCCGCCATAAGCTGCGCGCCGCCCGAAGCGGTACCTACCGAGATAGTCGTGGTGCCCGTAGTGGCGGCGACGACCTGATCGACGATGATGTCGATGATCTGCGAACCAGCGGGGATGATGAAAGCCGCGACGTCGTAGTTGCCGGTGGTAGTGCCAGTCAGGTCACCCGAGTCGTACGACTGCACGAGGGTGGCGAGACCAGTGTTCCGTCCAGCGCCTTCTTTGACAGTGCCAGCGCGAAGCGGTCCGGCGAAAGTGGTGAAAGCCATTTTAGTTCCTCACATACAAGATGGATACACTGGTCGGTATGTCGTCTAGCCGGGGCTAGTCCAGTGCACCGGTCCACCCGGGATAAACCCAGTATACAGAAACTGTACACCAGAGGAAGGGGCTACGCTTCGCCCTTGGTTACCGGCGCGCCTTTAGCGTCGAGTAGGACGATCTGGGGTTTCGGAAGCGGGAAGCCTTCGGGCCAACGCATTTCAGACAGCCGGTCCTTGGGGATGCGGGTAATAGAAACCGCGTCACCTTGGTTGCCGCCGAGCACATGCAGGTGGGTGGCGTCCTCGCCAACATAGAAACCCACGTGGCCACCGCCCTTGCGCGTGAAGACGAGGATACAGCCGGGGCGCGGGTTGAGGAGCTTGCGACCCCACTTACCCCATTCCGACGCGCGCACAGCGATTGGAGGCGGCACGAAGCCGCAGTAGTCCATGACGTAGGCCACATACAGGCCACACCAAGGGAGGGAGTCGGCGGTGTAGGGGATACCGAGGATTTTGGCCCCTAGCTTCTTGCCCCAGCCCATGATGGTCAGGTTGCTGCCCGACCCCGGCACTTCCCGAATGCCGAGCAGCGACCGGGCGAAGTCCATCCAGTAAATCATGGTTTTTTCCAACTTGCGACGATACGGGCGATGTCCGAGGCCGAGGCCCCTCCCATATACATCAGGGCAAAGAAAGCTTGTGACCCGATCAAGGCCAGCGCCACGTCACGCAGTGGTCCGCCTTCGATCAGTTTGAAAACGATAAAGCCCAGCAGCAGCGTGGTAGCAACGACGTAGCCAATGGTGACCCAGCGTCGCCACTGGAACGAAGGCTCGGGGAGGGGGTCTTGGTTGTCGGTCATTCGCCAACCTTCCTGTGGGACGAGGGGGCGGGGAGCAAACGCTCGATCAGGTTGGTCAGATGCTTAATCTGCTCCTGTAACCGGATGACCTCATCGCGCGTGTTGTCGTGTGAAGCGTCTTTCGCCTGCAGCGACGCGACAATCGCCGCCGTCGCTCCTATCTGTGCTGACACAGTGGCGACTTGGTCAGTCGTAGCCTTGCCGTTCACACGGCCCTCAAGCCGCACCAGCCAAACAACAACGGCCACACAGGCGAGGGCTACAGTTACGAGGGTTCCGGCGTCGAAGGTCATGTTTTTCACACTCAAGGCAAAAAGAAGACCCCCCACGGGTTAGCGTGGGGGGTCCACGACAGAGGCGTTAGGCCCCAGCCGAGCCGTACATGCCCAGCGGGTCCGACCAGCCGAAGCTGTAGCGCTCGCGGCTCTTGTACCGGACGTTGCCGGTATCGAAGTCGCCGTCCATCGAGTTGGCCATCGGGGCGCGTACGAAGTGCTTCAGGCCGTTCGGCACGTCGGTGGTCAGGAACCACGCATCGACGTCGGTCAGGAAGTGGTTGACCGCGTAGCCGCCCGGGATTGCACCGTTGGACTTCAGTGCGTTGATGTCGTTGTCAGCGGTGCCGACACGCTGCTCGGTCTCAAGGAGGCGAGTAGCGACGAACATCAGGGACGGCGGGATGATGAGCTTCTTCGGCTTGGCCGCGATGAGGAGGCCACGCTCGTCTGACCAGCCAGCGATCTGGATGACGGCGGCTTCCAGAGAAGTCTCGTTCAGATCGGCAGCGGTGGACGGGATGTTGGAGTTGACACCGCCCGAAACCAGCGGGTGCGAAGCGCTGAACAGGGCCACGCCGTCGCCACCGAGGTAGCTGGACGAGAAGCCGTTGTTGAGCACCGACGCAGCCTTGGTCTGCTTGGTGTACGCCATGGCCCGAGCCAGAGCCTTGGTGTAGCGCGAAGACAGCGAAGCGTAGAGGTTGTCCTCAACGGCTTCCTCGGTCAGCGAGAAACCCAGTGCGATGGTCTCGTGGTTGTAGCGGGCGGTGAAGGCTTCCTGCGCGTTGTCATACGCGATGGCAGAACCTTCGTTCTTGACCGGAGCAGCCGAGAAGCCCGACAGCTTGGTCTCTTCCTCGAAAGAGCGTTCCGAAGACTCCGTATCGAAAATCTCCTTATGCTCTTCACCGTACCGCTTGTACTCCAGACCAAACAGAGCGTTCAGTCCCGGAAGCAGTTCTTTGAGGAGTTGTGCGCGTGAAATAGCCATTGGTCACGTCCTCCTTAGACGCCGGTCGGGTTGTTGTACTGGTGCATACCAGCGTTCCACTTGACGATGACCTCGGTGAACGAAGCTGGGTTCACAGCCAGCGCCGTCTCGGGGACGATGTCGATGATACGGACCGGCAGGGTGCTGGCCGTAGCAGTGGTCGAGCTGATCGAAACCCGCGAGTTGCCGTTAGCGGTGTTACCCGCCGTCTGGATGAGCGCGGAGTTGTTGCCGACAGCCGTACGGGCGACGTTGCCGATGGTGCTGGTGCCAGCAGCCGTGACAGCGACCTTGAACAGCGCGTTGGGGTCATCGCAGACGTAAGCCACGATGTCCGAAGCGGTGACAGCGCCGGGGTAGAACTGGCGGAACGTTTTGCCGAAGGTAGCGTCCGTGTAGGAGCAACCAAGGAAAACGCCAACCGGCGTGGCGGTGGCAGTGCCAACGTCCTTGCTGAGGGTGCCGTCAGAGTTCAGGTTCACGACGTCACCGTTGAAGATGGCCGTAGCGGACGCCGAAGCGATGGGGATGAGTCGGGTAGAACCCGCGAAGACTTGCCCGCCGATCAGGTTGATCGGGACAAGGCCGTACGGGGCGTCAACTTGGGGGTATGCCATTTAAGGCTCCTAGTTATTTGCCTTTGCCAAAAGAGGCCGAAGACTTCCGTTCAGAGAACAGGGGCATCCTCGGGTCGTTCTCACGCATGAAGTTGTTGTCGACCGACTCCATCTGAGCGCGGGTTCTGTCGCCATAGTAGGCGGCGCGCTGTTCGACGAACTCGACGGGCATCTTGCAGAGCAGG